ACAGCGGGTGGGATTACGATCTGCTTAAGATTGAATTAGATGCGCTTTCTGACATTGGATTTGATCTTGCAAAGATTGGTTTCGATGAAAACGAATTGATCACGATCATGTTTGGTGAAGAATTAGAAGAAAAAACACCAAAAGAACAAAGCATGAAATCTGTTTATGAAATCGCTGTCGAATGTAAAGACGAAAACGAACAGCAAGCTGTGTTTGATATGCTTACAGAAAAGGGATACAAATGCCGAGTTTTAACCATGTAGTTAAAGTCGATTACAAGCCAACATTCCGAACAGAAAAGGTTGTCGGGATGTTTGATGTTCCTGTTGAAGAAAAACTGACTAAATCATGGCAAGTTGATTTGCCGATTGAAAACATTGATTGGTCAATTGGTTTAATTGTCGGCGCATCCGGTAGCGGCAAAACAACAATAGCAAAACGAGCATTCGGTGAAGATAAATATTTCACACATCATGAATGGTCAAACGATTCATTGTTAAATAGTTTTAAGAAAGAACTTGATGTTTCTGAAATCACAAATGCGTTGTCTCATGTCGGCTTTTCAAGCCCTCCCGCATGGTTGTTGCCTTATCATTGTTTAAGTAATGGACAAAAATTTCGTGCTGATTTGGCACGGGTTGTATTAGAAACAGAAGGATTGATCGTATTCGATGAATTTACTTCTCTGGTTGATCGAACAGTTGCCAAAATTGGAAGTCATGCTGTACAAAAGTTTATTCGCAAGCGTAAGCGTCAATTTGTAGCAGTTACTTGTCATTACGATGTTGCTGAATGGCTAGAACCAGATTGGATATACGATGTATCTACAATGTCGTTTGAACGGAGGTCACTTCGGCGACCAGAAATCGAAATCAAGGTGGAACAAGTGCATCATTCCATCTGGCAAGTTTTTAAAGGTCATCACTATTTAAGTGCAGATTTAAACAAAGCGGCAAAAGTATTTTTAGCAACAATAGAAGATCAACCAGCGGCTATGACAGCTATTTTGCCATTCCCGCATCCGCACGTTAAAAACGTATGGAAAGAACATCGAACAGTTGTTTTGCCAGACTATCAAGGAATAGGACTTGGAAACAGATTAAGCGATATTGTCGGCGATTACTTAAAACAAAACGGAAAACGATTTACGAGCGTGACAAGTCACCCTGCTATGATTGAATATAGAAACAAATCATCAAAATGGGTTATGACTAGAGCGCCAAGTAGGAAGGGATCACCGGGCAAAAAAGCTAAAGTACAATCAAATGAAAACACGAGCATAAATAGATTAACAGCATCATTTGAATATATTGGCAATCATGGGACGTAAAGCAAAAGAACTATCAAATGAACAGAAAGCTCAAGTTGAGGCTTTGGCAGCTTATTTGTCTCAAGAACAAATAGCAGATTATTTCGGCATTGGCAAAACCACTTGGTTTGCTATGATGGACAGAGACCCTGATTTATCCGAACTCTATAAACGTGGTAAAGCTAAGGCTATTGGTAAGGTTGCTCAAGGGTTGCTTCAGCAGGCTATTGCTGGCGATAAGGTTGCTGCAATGTTTTATCTCAAGACACAGGCTGGATGGCGTGAGACCACCCACATAGACCACAGCAACACAGACGGCACGATGAAGCCGACACTCATCGAGATTGTCGCACCTTATGAAAGCAAGGATTGAACTCCCACCAAAGCTGATCCCCGTATTTAGCCCCAAGCGTGGCGAGTTGCTTTACCGTGGCGCATTTGGTGGGCGTGGTTCTGCAAAGTCATTTAGCTTTGCGCTTATGGCAGCAATATGGGGCTACGTTGAGCCGCTCCGCATCTTAGCCACCAGAGAGTTACAGGTCTCGATTAAAGAGTCCTTCCATGCTGAATTGAAATCAGCCATCGGGCAATACCCCTGGCTGCAAGACCATTACGAAATCGGGGTGGATTACCTCAGAGGAAAAAACGGCACAGAGTTTATCTTTAAGGGCTTGAGGCACAACACCTCAGCGATTAAGTCACTCGCAAAGATAGACCTGACCATCGTTGAGGAAGCTGAGGATGTGCCAGAGGACTCATGGCTAGACCTAGAAGCAACCGTGTTCCGTCAACCGAGGTCCGAGATGTGGGTGATCTGGAATCCCCGCAGGGAGAATAGCCCTGTGGATAAACGCTTTAGGCAAAAGCCACCACTACAATCTGCCATTGTGCAGATGAACCACCAGGACAATCCATTTTTCCCGCCTAACTTGGAGACACTCCGCAAACGAGAACAAACCCGATTAGACCCCGCTACTTATGCACATATATGGGAAGGCGCATACCTCGAGAACAGTAACGCTCAGATCTTTGCTGGCAAGGTTGTCGTGGATGAGTTCACCCCATCACCCGATTGGAACGGGGCATATATCGGGCTAGACTTTGGCTTTGCCCAAGACCCGACAGCAGCGGTTAAGTGCTGGATACACGGGGACAACATCTATGTTGAGCATGAAGCTGGCAAGATAGGGTTAGAGATAGACGAAACCGCAAGCTATATCACAGAACTGATCCCAGATGCGGGTAAATACGTTATCCGTGCCGACAGTGCAAGACCAGAGTCCATCAGTTATCTCAAGCGCAACGGGCTACCAAAGATCGAGGCAGTTAAAAAGTGGGCAGGCTCAGTGGAGGACGGCATCGCCCATCTGCGTTCATATAAACAGATCGTTATCCATCCACGGTGCAGAGAGTTAATTAAAGAATCTAGGCTATACAGCTACGCAGTTGATAGACTAACTGGCGATGTGTTGCCTAAAATAGTAGATGAGCATAATCACTACTGGGACGCCGTGCGCTACGCCATCACCCCGTTGATTAAAAAGCCGCCTATGGTGTTTGTAGGTCGAGCATGATGATCTGCACTGCCGCCACAAAAAGCAGCGTGTATGAGGCATTATTGCCAATACACAAAGCAGCTTATGGTGACAAGGTCATCACGATCACGTTCCCTAAAATGCGATGGGGCGAAGGCACAAAGATAAAACCACAGGCTATATTGCAAGCGTTTAGCGTTGATCCTGTTGTTTTCTGGATGGATGCAGACTGCACTGTTGACTTGCCGTCAGAACCACCACCAGGGGAATGGGATATTTGCTTAATCGACAACGTTCACCCGCATCATATAAACCGCATTAGTTCTGCTTTCATCTTGTTTCGTGATACCCCAAACACTAGAATGTTTTTAAGCACTTGGGAACAAAATAATAAGCAAATGAAAAAAGATCACCCCGCATTAACGAAAACCATTAACCAATTGCGAACGACTGTCCACTTTATTGATGGCACAGCATGGTTAAAAGATAGGCACGTTATAAATGCACTGTTACCAAACAGAGGTAGATACGAATGAATGTTCAATTGCTACCTTGTCGATTCCCTGTCAAAGACGGTGAGTGGACAAAAGAGATGCACTCAGGGATTCTCGCTAACGGGGATTATGCAGTTATCGGTCATGCGTATCGACCAAAATACGATGCGTCCGTAGTCTGGGGCATCCGCAGGCGTTGGTCAGGCTATGTGCTTTCCAAAGGGAAGTCAGTCATTGTCATTGAGCGTGGCTACCTTGGCGAGCGCAAAAAGACATGGCTATCGGTTGGCAATGGTGGGTTGAACGACTATGCCAACTTTGGCAACCAGAACGTGCCGCCAGATAGATGGGAAAAGTATTGGACTGATCAGGTCAAGCCGTGGAAGAAAGGCGGCAAGTACGCCATCATTATGGGACAAGTGCCAAAAGATTCAGCCCTGTACGGGCAGTGCATTTACAAATGGGCTAAGATGATTTACCCATCAGCGTTAGATAAGTTTAAGACCGTTTACTTCAGACCTCATCCTGAAGCGTTCCCGCCACCAGATTTGGGAATCCCGTTGCTGACAGGCAATTTACAAGATGCTTTAGACGGCGCAAAGGCAGTTATTACATATACAAGCAATTCCGCGGTCGATGCAGTCATGAACGGAATACCCGCAATTACCTTTTGTCAAGGTACAATGGCGTGGGATGTTTCGACCCACTCATTTAAAGAGCCGCTCTACCGTGGTGACAGGGATGCTTGGGGCAGTCGTATTGCTTATGCACAATGGCACATTGACGAGATAACATCTGGCGAGGCTTGGCGGCATATACGCAACACTATTAAGGAAGCCTGACTATGGCGTTCTGGGACAAATTCAAACGAGTTACCAAAGCCATTCCTGTCGGCATCACCCCCGACTGGATGACCAATAAACCATTATGGTCTAGCTGGAATACTGGCACAGCCGTTAAAGAAGGTTATAAATCCGTGGCATGGGTTTATGCTTGCATTAAGTTGCGTGCAAATGCTGTTGCCTCTGTGCCGATTATCGTGGAAAGGTTTGTCGGCGGCGAGTGGGAGCAGGATGACAGCCATCCTCTCAAACGTCTGATTGATTACCCGAACCCAGACCTAGACCGCAACGAGATGATGCGTCTATTCGTCACCCATCTTGATCTGTCTGGCAATGCCTACCAGTTAAAGACTAGGGTTTCGGAAAACGGTGTGCCGCTAGAACTGTTCCCACTTCAACCGCAGTACGTCAAGGTTATACCTGGACGGGAACGATTGATCACCGCATACGAATACACCGAGTATGGCAGAACGGTCTACTCCGGTAACGATGTTGTCCACTGTGCATTTACTAACCCTGATTCACTGTATTACGGTATGTCCCCGCTAGAAGCCGCTGGCAAAGCTGTAGACATTGACAACGCTGCATCTAGTTGGCAAAAAATCAGTATGCAGAACCGTGGCGTACCGGACGGCATCTTTACTTTTGACACAGACATGAGCCTAGAGCAGTGGGAGGAAACCCGCTCCATCGTCCGTGAGCAGTACACAGGCATTGCCAGCAGCCGTACCCCGTGGGTGTTGTCTAAGGCTAAGTATCAGCAGATGAGCATGACCCCTGCTGAAATGGACTTCATGCAGACCAGAGAGTTCAGCATGGCGCAGATTTGCGCTGTCTACGGTGTGCCAAGGGAGATGATCACTGGCATGGGTGATGCTAACCGTGCATCGTCTGAGACCGTGCGCCAAACCTTCTGGGTGGATACGGTTGTCCCTCTGTTGTCCGAGATTGAATCAACACTTAACATGACACTGGCTAGGGAGTTCGGCACTGCAGATCAAATCCGTTTACGCTTTGACACCTCATCCGTGCCAGCGTTGCAAGAAAACTACACCGAGAAAGTTGCCAATGCTGCATCGCTTTGGAATATGGGTGTGCCGTTTAACCGCATTAACGAGCGGCTTGGCTTGGGCTTTGATGAACTCCAAGGCGGTGATACTGGCTATCTGCCATCCGGTGTGATCCCGTCATCCATTGACTTTGATGCTGATACCGCAGAAGGTGCAGCGGCTTACGGTGAAGGAATCGCTCCGACTGCAGACGTACAAGCCCAAGCACTGAACGGCGCACAGATCAGCTCACTTAGCCAGATCGTGCAGCTTGTGGCAAACGGGCAACTACCTTTGGAGTCTGCTATCAGTTTGGTTACAGTTGCATTCCCATCACTGAACGAGGCTGAGGCAAGGCAAATGCTGACCCCAGCAAGCAACTTCACCCCGCAGAAAAATGGCGAGTAGACTTTCTGACCGAGCCAAACTACGAGAGCAGCGGCTACAAGCTGCACTGCTAGACCGTTTAATGTTTCGGTACGAAAGGCTAATCACCAAAGAGATTGGCAGCACCATGCTCCGTGCCAGCGTGAATGATCCATCCAAGGGCGAAGCTGCACATCGGGCAAGGTTAGAGAAGTTGCTAAAAAAGCTCTGGCGTGAATCTGCCGATGCAATGGTCACACACGTATTCGGTAAAAAGCAAAAGGCACTACTAAGTTCATTTGAGCCTACTGTCGGGGTCAATAACATCATGACCGACTTTGTATCCACCTACGGGTTAGACAAAGCCAAGCAGTTAGCCAGAACCACCACAGATAGGTTAAGGCAGATTATCAACACAGGCATTGATGAGGGATTGGGAGAGCGAGATGTTGCCAAGCTAATCCGTGAGCGTACCCCAAGCATTGCCGCCAGTAGAGCGCAAACCATCGCCCGAACCGAAACCCATGCCGCAGCTAACTTTGCGGTAATGGAGTCTGCCAAGTCCACTGGCGTTGAGATGCGTAAAGAGTGGGTCAGTGCCACCGATGAACGAACCCGAGAAGCACACGCAGATGCTAACGGGCAGATCGTTGCATTAGACGAGCCTTTCAATGTTGGCGGTGATGACCTCATGTATCCAGGTGATCCGTCAGGCAGCGGAGAAAACGTAATTAATTGCCGATGTGCAATGGTGTATGTTTTTTAATCGCTGTCGTATAATCTGCGTTAATTAGATCGCCCATTAAAATCGGGGGCATTATGGAAGTAAAGGCATACGAACTCAAAGAGTCGAACGTTGACATGGACGAACGCACGTTCGAGGGCTATGCTTCAACGTGGGATGAGGATCAGGTCGGTGATGTTATCCACCGTGGCGCATTCATTAAATCCATCAACGAAGCATTCCCCGCAAAGCGTATTAAGGTCTTATGGCAGCATGATGACCCATTGGGTATGCCTGTTGAGATGCGTGAGGACGATTACGGTCTTTACGTTAAAGGCAGAATCAGCAAGACCGCATTAGGCGATGAGGCACTAGAGTTAATGCGTGACGGTGTGGTTGACCGCATGAGCATCGGGTTCATGATCCCACAAGGCAAGTTTGACTTTGACGATAAGGGTGTGCGTCACATCCGTGAGGTCAAGCTAATGGAGTTCTCGCCAATCATGTTCCCTGCTAACGAGGCAGCGATTATCACTGGTGTGAAACGAATCGAACAAGCATTGGAGTTTGCGAATATTGTGGATTATCCAGCCCTGCTAAAACGGCTGGATGATTTACGGGCACTGATTCTGCAAAAGCAGCCGCAAGACAGCACTGCCATGCAAGATCAGCCGCTAGAGTTGGATGAGGTTAAAAGCCTTATCGAATCTTTGGGCAGTTTTGCCCGTACCCGTTTATATTAAAGGAATCCATCATGAATATCACAGACCTGAAAGACCACTTGGACGCAGCGTCCAACGAAATGAAATCTTTGGTTGAGCGTCAATCCGCAGAGATCAAAGCCCACGGCGAAACCAGCAAGCAAGCTGCAGCCCTGATTGAGAAAGCCGATAAGCGTCTGGCTGAACTCACGCAGGAACTGGAAGCTAAAGAGAAGCGTCTAGTCGAAGTCGAGAAACGTGCTGCACGTCCTGGCTTTGGTGGCGATGCTGAAGTTAAGACTCTCGGTCAGCTTTATGTTGAGTCCGAGGCTTATTCACACGCCAAGTCAATTGGTCGTGGCAACAACGTGCCTGTTGAAGTCGAGCGCAAAGACATTACCAGCGCATCCGGTTCTGCTGCTGCATTGGTTAACCAGTACCGCAACCCTGAGATCTACAAGAACCCAGACCGCATGATGTTCATCCGTCAGTTGGTGAACCGCACTCCGGTTACGGATTCCGCTGTTGAGATCATGCGTGAAAACGTTTTCACCAATGCCGCAGCACCGCAGTATAACGTTAGCGGCACTCCTGTTAACCAACTGGTTGCCAAAGAGAAGTCAGACGTTACGTTCTCGCTCGAGACTGTACCTGTTCGCACCATCGCTCACTACATGGTGGCAAGCCGTCAGGTGTTGGCAGATGCAGCTCGTCTGCGTAACTACATCGATGGTCGCTTGGTCTACGGTTTGAACCTTGAGTTCGACACGCAGATGCTGTATGGCGATGGACTGACCGAGAACTTCAAAGGTCTGTTCTCTGATGCTGGCGTGAACAACATCGGCGAGATCACCGCTGGTACGTCTGCTGATGACCTCCCAGGCGCAATGATTGATCACATCCGCTCGGCTATTACTCAGTGCCAGTTGTACGAATACTACAACGTCAACGGTCTGATTATGAACCCTGTCGATTGGCAAACAATCGAAACCGCCAAGGGTTCTGACGGTCACTACATCTGGGTGACTGTGCCTAACGGCGGTGAGCCTCGCTTGTGGCGTGTGCCTGTCATCGTGACCAACGCTGTTACCTCTGGTGACTTCCTGCTCGGTGACTGGACGATGGGTGCCACGTTGTATGAGCGTGAATCGATGGCTGTTCGTGTCGCTGATCAACACGCTGACCTGTTCATCAAGAACGGCATCGTGATCCTCGGTGAGGAACGTGCTGCCTTTGCTGTTGAACTACCCAAGGCTTTCTGCAAGGGTTCGTTTGACGTAGCAAGCAGCTAATCGGGAAAGCCCCTCAGCCTAAAAACTGGGGGGCAATAAATCATGTACATCGCAAATCAAAACTTTAAAATGTCAGGGCGCATGGTTCGCCGTGGCGATATGTTTGAGGCAATTGACCAAGCCTATGTCGTGCGGGGCTTTGTTCGTGAAGTGAAAATCGTGACTCCTGAATTGCCCGAGGTGAACAATGGAACTGAATACCCTATCGTTAAGCGGCGAGGCAGGAAACCAAAGGCTAAGACCGAACAAGTACAGCAACAAGACGAGTGATGCGCTGGTCAGCCCAGTTACCGCACAAGAGTTAGCCGACTTCCTATCTATCGAATACGCCTCTGCTGATGCAGGGTTGTACAACGCTTTTTTGCTTGCAGCCACCGCAGCTTGCATTGACTACACGAACATCGAACTGCTTGAGCGTGACTACACGTTTAAGTCTGACTATTACCCACAACGACAAGACGCCTACGCAGGAGTAGGCATGATGTACGCCTATCGTGCATGGTGGATTAACTTGCCGCTATACCCAGTGTCCGCTGTCACCAGTGTAGAGGTTAATGGCGTTGCTGCTGATGAGCCAATGATCGACTTGGTTAGCAGACCCGCCAGGGTTGAGCCACAAGAGATGGGCGCAATTGAGATTGCTTACACTGCTGGACACACGACCGCAGCAGCCATTGACCCAAGACTAACGCTTGGCATCAAGATGCTTGCTGCTTACCTGTACGAACACCGTGGTGCGTGTGATGTAACGCAAGCGATGACTGCATCTGGCGCAGCATCTGTCTGGAATCAATGCCGAATGATGGTGTCGCTATGAGTGAGGTCACGCTGTGAAGTGTTGCGAATTCACCTCTGGGATGTTCAAGCACAACATCACTGTGCAGCGGCAGACCTATGTGCCTGATGGTGCTGGTGGCGGTGTTAACACTTGGGCAGCGTATAAAACAATTCGGGCATTTATTAAACCCGTATCTGGCAGTGAACGTCTGTACTCCATGCGGCTAGAAGCTAACGTCACGCATCGTATATTTATCCGTTACCGCAGCGACATTACTACCACTGACCACATTATGTATCGTGGTCGGTTGATGCAGATCAGAGCATTGATCAACCTAGAGGAAGCCAACCGATTCATCGAAATCTACGCTGATGAAGGAGTGGCAACATGAGCGTAAGCGGCATTGACAAGCTGAATCAAAACATCGATAAACTTCTAGCACGTTACGGCGAAGATGTTAAGACCGCTTTGTTAATGTCTGCCGAGCTTGTCCGTGGCGATGCTGTTCGTTCCATTCAAACCCAGACAGCAGGAAAAACCGTTACCCGATATAGGCAAGGCGGTGGAAGTTACCAGCACGTTGTTTCTGCACCAAACACAGCACCAAACACAGACACAGGCGCATTGGTTCGCAGCATCGTAACTGAGGTGCAAGGCGAGGACGTCTACGTTGGCAGCGGGCTGCACTATGCACCGCATCTGGAGTTTGGCACAAGCAAGATGATTCAACGTCCGTTTCTAAATCCAGCATTGGAAAAGAACCGCAAGCGCATTAACAGACTTATCACCGATGCGATGAAAAAGACAACCGACAAAGGTGTTAAATGAGCGCAGAGCTGAACATACAAAAGGCAATCTACAACAGGCTGGACGCAGCATTAAACGTGCCTGTCTATGATGATGTGCCAGACAATGCACTTGCTCCGTACATTGTGATCGGTGATGATACGATGATCGAATACGATGCGGATCAGGTGTTGGGGTTTGAATCCACTGTCACCATCCACACTTGGTCAACATACCGTGGCAGAAGTGAAGTAAAGAGTTTGATGGGTTTAATTTATGACGCATTACATCGTGCCGAATTTACTATTCAGGGCTATAATCTAATCGGTTGCGATTGTGAATATTCGGAAACTTTCTTAGAATCCGATGGTGTAACCAGACACGGAGTCCAACGATTCCGAATTTTAATAAGGGAATAAATCATGGCTGAAATTCTTGGTCGCAAAGTCACCGTGACAGTTGGCACCACCTTGGTCGCAACGGCACGCACAACGTCATTCACTATTAACAACGAAGCAGTCAACATTACCAGCGCTGGCGATGATGGCGTTCGCCGCATTATGGCTGACCCAGGCGAGAAGTCTGTTGAGATCACGATTGATGGTCTTTATACTGGATCAAGCCTCATGGACTTGGCAATGGGTGCTACGTTGATTCAGGACGTAGAACTTGATTACGGCACATATACTGTCATTGGCGATTTTTTTATCTCGTCCTACAACGAAGGTCAACCGTACAACGAAGCAGTGACGTTCTCTGCTACGTTAATGTCATCTGGTGCGGTTATTAAAGGCGCAAGCTGATGAGTGTATTCAAAGACATTGAGCTGACATGGAAGGGCGAATCGTACAAGGTTCGTCCGAGTATGGCGTTGATCTTTGATCTTGAATCCGTACAGGGTTGCTCACTTATGGGCTTTGCTAACCGAGCAGGGGCGAATGACATTCCTGCATCAGTGGCATACGAGTACGTTGCACGCACACTGAAACACGCTGGCGTTAAGGATGTGACCGCAGCGAGCATCTTTGAGGACGTAGGCGGCATCCGTGTCGAGGTCATGACGATGGCTGTCACGATTGTGTCAGCTTGCCTAAACCTTGATGACGATAGTAAAAAAAAGACAGCGGAATAGATTGGGGTAATCTTTACGCTGTTGCAGTCGTGGAATTTAACATTGCCCCTAGTGAAGTGAGGGCGATGACTGCCGGGGAAATCAAGGCTCTGATCCAGTACAGAAACGCTCAAGCCCCGAAACCGTCTGACTCTCATTACGAAGAATTGCTGCAAGATTTGAGAAAGGCGAAAAGCAAATGAGCGTCATCGGCACACTATCGGTCAAGATCACAGGCGATACCGCAGACCTTGACAAGAAGCTAAAAGCAACCAGAGAGAACGTAGCCAAGTTTGGCGAAGCCGCTGCCACTGCGGCTGCTGCTGTTGGTGCTGCCTTTGGTTATATGGCTAAGAAGTCCATCGACAATATGGACAGCCTATACAAAATGTCACAGATGGTAGGCACAACCACTGAGACGTTATCTGCACTTGGGTATGCAGCGCAGCTATCCGGTGTGAATCAAGATGCGCTGACCTCCAGCCTAGCACGTTTAAGCCGTGGACTGGCAGAGGCACAGCAAGGCACAGGTGAAGCGTTAAAAGCGTTCCAAGCCCTACAGATTAACCCCGCACAGTTTAAAAGCGCAGATCAAGCACTAATGTCATTGGCTGACAGGTTTGCCATGATGGAGGACGGAGCAAACAAGACAGCCCTAGCGATGGCGTTGTTTGGTCGTTCTGGCGCACAGCTTATCCCGTTTCTCAATGCTGGTAGAAATGGTATCCAAGACCTTAAAGAGGAAGCAAGAAAGTTAGGCGTTGTTATTGATTCCGAGACGGCAAAAGCAGCCGAGGAATTTAACGACAACATGGAACGTCTTAAGGTTGGCGTTCAAGGGTTGGTCAATGTCATCGTGCGTGATGCACTGCCAGAGTTAAATAAGTTTGTTCTCAGCCTGAAAAACATTGGTGAGACAAACTTTTGGACTTGGTTTAACACTTCCACTCCAGAGGAAACCAACGCAGCCGAAACGATTGCAGAACTAACAGACAAGATAGAAAAGTTAGAGAAAACAAAGCAAGCATTGCAACAAACCAAGTTTTTGTCTTGGTGGAATTCTGATGATGTGATGATTGTCGATAAGCAAATCGACAGTATGCGTCAGAAGATTGAGTACCTTAGCAAAGCATTGTTGACCATGCCACAAGTGTCTATCAATTGGGACACGGATCAGATGGAGTCAGCAATCACGCCTCCAAAGATCAAACCTCCTGCAATGAAGGCAGATGGCGGTGCAAAGAAACTATCTGAGTATGAACAATCCATCAACGCACTTAAAGAGGAACTTGCTTTACTTGGAAAACAAACCGAGGTTGAAAAGACACTAGAGTTAATTCAGCTTGAACGGTTCGGCAAGTTAAGCGAGGCGCAGAAACAATCATTGATCGAGGCAGCCAGGGCGATAGATGTTCGCCGTGAGGAAATCGACATGATTGAATTGCGAAACCAAGTATTGGAGGACGCTACCGGCAGAAAAGAGGCTGACCGATTCTTGACGCAGATGGGCATCTTGTCTGGCTTGCTTGCAGAAGGTAAGTTAAATGCCCTGGAGTTTGAAGCTGGTATTCAGAAACTCACATCCAGCTTTGCAGAGACCTCGACAGAGATCGGCGAGTTTGCTAAAGAGGCTGCACGCAACATCCAAGATGCACTTGGTGATGCTTTGGAAAACGCACTCAATGGCAACTTTAAAAACATCGGCGATTCGTTTGCCAAAATGCTCAACCGCATGATGACGCAGCTTGCAGCGTCACAGTTAAACAAATTGCTGTTCGGTTCATTCGACAAGACTGGCGATATTGGCGGGATTATTGGGACGCTTGGAGAGGCGATTGGTAGCTTATTCAAGCCGACTGGCGGATTGGGTGGTGCTAGTGTATCTGGTATTGGTACAACTGCTGGCGGTGCTGGTGCAATGGCGTTCCCTGTGTCTTTATCTTCTGGTTTATCTTCTGGCGGCTACACTGGTGACGGTGGAAAGTATGATCCTGCTGGCATCGTGCATCGTGGCGAGTATGTGCTTAATGCAGCAGCAACCAAACGGCTTGGGGTCGCTAACCTTGACCGCATGAACAAAGGATACGCCAGTGGCGGCTATGTTGGTTCTGGTGGCACGAGTGGCAATGTAAACATCAACATCAAGAACGAAGCTGGCGGCGATGGCTACACTGCTACAGCGCAAGCCCGTAGAAACGAAACAGGTTTGGATATTGATGTTATCGTCCGTAAAGTTGTGTCTAGTGATTTGCGGAACAACGGTGGGTTGTCACAACAGATGGCGGCTACTTTCGGGCTTAGGAGAAATGGATAATGGCTGCATTACCTTCATATGTTCGGATTCTGTTTGAAGGCTACACGCAGCAACGGGATTCTGGTTTGTTGCGTACCGAGATGGAATCAGGACCACCGAGGCAAGCACGGTTTAAAACACGAGTAATGATTACCAGACAAGCAAGGCTATACATCAGTAGCAAAGCTAACTTTGCTGCATTCGAAACCTGGTTCATGAACGACTTGGCTGGTGGTTCGCTATTCTTTGACATGGCTGATCCGGTGTCCGGTGCGACAATACAAGCAAGGTTTGTTGGCGGCACATACACTGCCAAGCCTTTGAGTAGTTCAATGGCACATTGGGAACTGTCGCGGCCAAAGTTTCAAGCGATGAGACGCCTAGAATACTGTTGCAGATTGATCATCCTGAATTGACTAGCCCAATACGGGTGATTAACGACACGCAAGACCTGACAAGCAACGGTTATGTTTACATTGCTTATCCGTTTGAAATTGTCTTGCCAGATGACTTTGAGAACCAATTGCCGAAAGCACGTTTAAGCATTAACAACGTAGGCAAAGACTTGATGTTTTGGATTGAGTCTACCGATGGTGGCTATGGAAGCACAGCTACGTTTAGCCAGATTATGCGTTCACGCCCGAATCAGATTGAATGGTCTATCACAATGAGCCTGTTTAACGTGGCAGCAACTAACGTAGATGTATCAGCAGAGTTGGGTTTTGAAAACCTATTTGCTAAACCAGCGATTCAAATGCAGTACCGTCCAAACACTGCTATCGCATTATTCTAATATGCACTGGTCAGAGAACTATATCGGCAAGCCTTACAGCTTAGGTGATGCCGATTGTGCCGCATTGGTGGCTGAAGTCAAAGAAAAAGAGTTCGGCGGTGACATACCTGAGTTTGTCCGCTCTATGCGGGAAAACACTAGGTTAAAGCGGGTTGAGCAACTAGAGTCGCTCGCCCGTGAAGCGGTTATTCCAACTGATGACCCACAGGAGGGTGATGTTGTCTTAATGATGTGTCGTGGCAGACCTTCACACGTTGGCGTTTTCTGCATAGTAGATGGCGAACAATGTGTCCTACACGCTATGGAAAACGCTAAAATGACCGTGCGGCATCGCATCCGGGATTTGCCAAGATTCTTTCTACAGGTTGAGGGCTACTACAAATGGAAATGACAGAAATCGCCAAGAGTCTAAGTGTCGTTTACCAGCCTCATCCTGTCGCTACGTTGCAAGGGCGGCAATCTATCCTCATGGCTGTCGAGGAAGGTTCATCCGTCCGTGATGTTTTGCTTGCTGCTGGCGTAGACCCATATCAACCAATTACCATTACGCTTGATGACCGTCTGTTAACCGTTGAAGAATGGGATTTGATTTGCCCAAAGACAGGGCAAATTATTAACGTTCAGGCTACGGTGCAGGGTGGTGGTGGTAATTCCAACCCGATGCAAGTCGTGTTGATGATTGCGGTTGTTGCATTAGCGGCTATTGCTGCACCTTATCTTGCTGCTGCTATTCCGGGCATGGTCGGTGCAACTGGTGCATTAACATCAGTAGGTCTTGGTGTTGCTGCTGGTATCGGGGCTGCTATCTCTATCGGCGGCTCTCTGCTTATCGGCGCATTATTCCCGCCAAAGACTGCCACAGATGCAGTCGGACAGAACCCTGAAGTCAGTCCAACCTACTCACTCGCAGGCGGTTCAAACCAAGCAAGACCATATCAGTCCATGCCTGTTGTCATGGGAACGCATAGGCTGTTTTTTGACTTAGCATCTCGTCCGTACACAGAATATCGAGGTGAAGATCAGTATCTATATCAGATATTTAATAACTCGCTTGGTACGGTTTGGGCGGATGACTTTAGGATTGGCACGACTCCGCTGCTGTCTTATGCTGGCGTTGAAATCTTTGCGTCTGATGCAAATGGGAAACTGCCTCAGTTCCCCGGCAACGTAGATGTTTCTGCTGGTTCGGCTTTGCCTTGGAGTTGGGATTGGGTTAACCGCACTACCTCAACGAACACTTACCGCATTGGGGTAGATGTTGAGGCAATCGTTTTCCGTATAGATGACAAAGGCAGATTTAGAGAAGCAACGCTAGAGTTTTACCTTGAATATGCGGTGGCTGGTTCTGGCAATTGGCAACCCGCTCCGTTTAGCAATGCTTATTTCGCATCACTAAGCTCACCATCTCCTGGTGTTTTTGTTATTACTGGCTCATCGTCCAAGCCGCAGCGTGGGACAATTTATATTGATGTGCCAGTTGGTCAATACGATGTACGCATCCGGCGCAGCCAACCAGAAAGCACAGACACGAAAGTTACGCTTCAGCTTGGCTTTAATGGCGTTAAGTCTTATCAAGAGGACACTGCCAATTACAGAGGTCAAAACCGGATTGGGCTTATCATCAAAGCGTCTGCCCAACTTAACGGCGTTGTCCAGCAGCTATCGGCAACCGTGGCGGCAAGTGCAACGTACTGGAGCGGCTCTGCTTGGGTAACTGGTCAGACGAGTAACCCTGCACATTGGTTCGCTCATTTCGCTAAAGGTGTATATAACGCTGACGGCAAGTTGATGTACGGTGTCGGGCTGTCTGATGCACAGCTTGACCTCGGTTCTCTGGCGGTGTGGGCGAACTTCTGTGCAACAGAAAACCTCACATTTAACGCAGTGCTGGACGGTTCACAGACTGCGGCTGATGTGCTGAACATGATTGCCAAGGCTGGTCTGGGCTCTCCGACTTGGGCATCCGGCAAGCTCGGCGTGGTGTTTGACGCACGGGATGCAAGCCCTGTCGCAGCGTTTGGTATGTCGAACATCATTCGCAATAGCTTTGAGGTGGCGTATCTTACGGAGCAGCTTGCGGACGAAATCATTGTTCGTTTCCGCAACCCCGATAAAGATTGGGAGCAGGATGAGGTTAGGGCGGTTGCTCCAGATGTGACCACTCCGACACGCACCAGCAGCATTGAACTGTTTGGCTGCACCAATGCGACAATGGCTGGTAAGTTTGCCAATTATGTCGCAGCGCAGCAATATTACAGAAAGCGCAGGATTAGTTGGCAGACTGACTTTGAAGGTTTTGTCTGTCAGCGTGGCGATGTGGTTCTCCTTTCGCATGACCTGACGCAATGGGGATACTCAGGGCGGTTCGTTTCGATTAACGGATTGACGGTTACGCTTGACCGCAAAGTGCCACGAAACGGCTCGGTTGAATACCTGATGCTCATCCGTCCCGATGGCACGACTTCGACTTACAACGTCAACGCAGCCACAGGTGACTCGGATACGATTACGCTGGCTAACTTTCCATCGCTGCAAGCTGGCGCAGATTTAATTGATCATCGCTGGTGTTTTTCTCCGCTCGCTACTCCCGGCAAGAAAGTCAAGATTATCAGTGTGGCTCCTGCATCTGATAGTCGGATTCAGATTGTTGCCACGGATGAATACCCTGAGTTCTATAACGCTTGGGGCGGCACGTTTATTCCACCGCAAGACCAGACGGTGCTACCAGCACAACCCGTTACTATCACTAACCTGACTGCGACAAGTCGGGTGGCGTTTGTTAACGGCTACCTGACAAACCGTGTTGGCGTGTCTTGGAACGTGGGTGGCGGCACACTTTATACTCGCATCCGTATTTATCTGGATGGCTCTCTGGTTCGTGAGGTCGCACAAAACCTGACCGGATACGAGGAAATCGACATTGCAGGCGCAGGGCTGTTCTACGTTGAGGCAACCCCGTTTGGCATCACAGGCGCAGGGATTACGCAGACAACGGCACTTACCTTGGTGGACGTTGACTTTCCCCCGCCACCAACATCTGTCACGCTGGTGTCTGGTCAAAACGCTAAGTCAGCTACTTATATCTGGACAGAGGTTCTCGGCGTTCAGTCTTACGTTATTTCGATTGTGGTTGGTGGTGTCGAGAAACGCAGGGTCAACGTAGGGAATACCCTAAGCTATACCTACACGCTAGACCAAGCCATTGCTGATGGTGGTCCGTATCGTGAATATGAATTTAGGGTTTACTCGGTCAACCAGACTGGTCAATCTCTGACCTATGTGGCGGCTACATTTAGCAACCCGCAGATTGGCGCACTGGTAAACGCTTCTGTTGAGGCAATGCCAAACTCGTTTTGGTTTCAGTGTGATTTGCCGACTGACCCAGACTTTGCGGCTATCCGTGTCTGGATTAGCAAGACAAACAACTTCACTCCTGCTGACTCTGACATTGCCTATGATGGCTCGGACAACTGGATAACCATCTCAGCGGATAACGTAGGCAACCCGCTAGAGTCTGGCGTGATGTACTACATCCGTGCAGCGGCATACGATACGTTTGGTGACGACAACCTAACCCTGACAGGGCAATTCAGCACCACTATCCTGTCACCCGCATGGGGTATCTTGGAAGGCGAGATTCAGGAGGTCTTGCTTGAGTCCGGCTTGCGTGACCGTATCGATTTGATTGATGCGGATGCAACTGTTCCTGGCAGCGTGAACAATCGAATCCTAGACGAGGCAGAGGACAGAGCGGCGGCAATCCTAGCTGAGGAGACTGCCCGTATTGCGGCAGATGCGGCAGAGGTGATTGCACGAAACGATGCAATCCTAGTTGAGACCAATGCCCGTGAGGAAGCAATTTCAATCGAGTCTCACCAGCGTTTGATTCAGGTTCAGTCAGCAGCGGAAGCATCACTCAATGCGCTGATTGCGGCTGAGAATGAGCGCACAGACCGTTTGGTGGATACCGCAGCGGCTAGGCAAGAACTCAGCACAGACCTTCAGGTTGGGCTGGCAGCAGAGGCAGCGGCTAGGCTTTCGCTTACCACGGTGGTCAACCAGAACACGGCTGACATTACGGCTGAACAGCTTGCACGGTCTACTGCTGACAGCGCATTAGCATCTGACATTACCACTCTGTTTACACAGGTTGATGACAACGCAGCGGCTATCAGCAGCGAAGCTACGGCACGAGCAACGGCAGATTCCGCAGAAGCTACAGAACGCAGCAACCTCGCTACTCAGATGCGTGGCAGCTACACAGGCAATGACCTGACCGCACTTACAACTGGGTTGTTGTATCAGGAACGTATCGCACGGTCTACGCAAGACACGGCACTAGCTCAACAGATTACGCTTTTGTCTGCTGGTGCTGGCGAGCAATTCGACTGGAAAGAAATCTGGTATTTCGATGACGGCATTGAAGGCTGGACTGGTAACGGAACACCTACGGCATCAGGTGGCTTTCTGCGTCCTGCTAATCAAGCGTCCGGTGCGTATGTCGCAAGCCCAACAGGTCTAGCGGTAGATGCGGAAAAGTACCGTCAGGTTCGTTTGCGTATCCGTAAGGGTGGCACACCGACATTTGCTGGTTACATCTGGTGGAACGGTGCAGGACAGTCTTGGGATACCTCCCGCAGATTGACGTTGGACACGCCTAGCTTTGATACCAATGGCATCAGTCTGATTGTGGCTAACCTTGAGTGGACAGGGACGATTGACCAGATTCGGGTTGACTTGTCCTCTGCACAAACGGCTACGGATTACTTTGAGATTGACTGGGTTGCTACAGGTAGACCATCTCCCGGTGCATCCTCAGCGCAATTGCTTGATGAACAGATTGCCCGTGCAGCAGCAGACGCAGCAGAAGTCACGGCACGGGAAACACTGTCAACGTCCATCATTGGGACAACTAACCCAACAGGAGTAACGCTTGGTGGTCTGACCGCTGGCTTGATTTACGATGAACGTACAGCGAGAACCACTCAAGATACGGCTTTGGCTACGTCTATCAGTACGCTTCAGGCTACGGTCACAAGTAACTACACCACGTTAGATGCAGCGATTACGGATGAAGCTACGGCACGAGCAAACGCCGATAGCGCAGAGGTCACGGCTCGGCAAGCGTTGTCAACTACGCTCACGGGGTTTACTGACCCGACTGGCAAGACACTCGCAGACTTGGCATCCGGTTTGGTGTTTGATGAGAAGTCCGCACGAGTCACGGCTGACTCGGCTTTGTCCACCAGCATCAGTGGGTTGTCCTCTGACTTAGGCGATTTGTCTGCTGACCTGACCACGGTTCAGACTACGCTGGTTGAACTGGATTCCGCAGTTGCGGAGCAGTCCACGACGCTCATTGCCACGGACAGAAAGCTAACTACATTCACAGACCAAAACGCAGAGGCTATTCTGCGTGATGCGATAGCGGTGAATCAGGAGCGGATTACAAGAGAGCAGACGATTGCGGTAGCCTCGTTTGACTTGGCTACTAAGATTGACGCTGGCTTGCTGGCTGAGTCTACGGCTAGGCTGGCACTCGCAGCGGTAGTGGACAACAACACAGCATTGATTGTGTCCGAACAAACCGCACGGGCTACAGCAGATGAGGCGATTGCTTCTGATGTGCTGACGCTGACCGCACAGGTTGACGAGAACGAGGCAACGCTGACGCAAGAGGCTATCACAAGGGCTGATGCTGACACGGCACTGTCCACCTCTATCACTAACCTCACAGCGGTGGTGAATAGTAATACCGCAGCGATTCAGTCTGAGGCTATTACAAGGGCTGACGCAGACAGCGCAGAGGCTACGGC